CCTTCTCCCAAACCAAGGTTTTCGAGAGCCGTTTTCACCGTGCCATCCGATTTGATATCGCCAAACGGATTCTTGCGGCTTAACAGCAGCGCGCGGAGCGCGGTAAGCAGCTGGTCATGCCGCCCCTTCTCCAGGCTGGCACCGGATGCCTCCACAACGCTGCAAAGCTCCTCCTGCAACATGTCAAAGTAGTCATCATCCAGATCGGTGGCAGGCGTGCCGGTCTGGGGGTTACCACGGGTAAAACCGTTCTTACCCGCGCCGAACTTATCCTTCTGCGCGGTTTTCGTGTCTATACGATGCATGGATTACTCCGGATATTTAAAAATTACGTAGGTATGCGACGGGCAGAGTTTGTTAAGCACACATTCGACAACGGTATCCCCCCAGAAGCGCAGCGCGGAATCACAGGGATCGCCACATGTCATCCAGGTGGTGTTGGTGGCGGCTGGCATGTTGACCTGCCAGTAATACCGCCATTCCGGCGCATTCACCGCGTCAGTACAGGCCGATGAGCAGGTGAACGTGCTTTTGTCGTATCGCGTGATGGTGGCGTCTGGTCTGCCCAGGGCAGCAAGCTGTGCAAGATAAAAATCCTCATTGATGCCGCCCGCCAGGTTAACCTTCGCATCCAGCCGTTGCTGACGCTGGCGAAGGGTCTGCGTCCCTGCCGGAATACATTCATCCGGCAGGCCGCACAGACGCTCCCAGCGGTTTATCAGTTCGGTGGTGGTGCGCGGATCCAGCTCCTGCATCAGGGCATCCGCACGCTGATGAACACGGGTTAATGACGGTGCCGCACCGGCAATCGCCGGATCGCTGGCTGACCACGCCGGACCGGGCGGCAACAGTGCTGACAACAGACGGATGTAATCATCGTTTGTCACGTCCATGAAATCGCCCCCAGAACCGCCAGTTCATTTTTCGCAATGGTGATATTGTCCGCCGGTGCAAGCAACTGATGGCTGTATTCCCCGTTCGCACCGGAAATCGCTTCACTGATACGTGACACCTTCAGTTCTCCCTGCGGATAACCATCACGCAGCAGGAACGAACGCAACTCCGCGGTGATGGCAGCCCGTATTTCCGGTGTGTCCGGCGTCACACGGATATGAAAATCCACCGTATGTGCCACCGGCCTGAACACATACAAATCAGAGCCTGCCACCGGGGCCAGTGGCCCGATATGTTGTCTTGCCGCCGTTTCCGTTGATTCTTCCGGAATGGGATTAATCAGGTCACTGCTGGCAATCATCACACCGACAGTCCCCGTTCCCATCCAGTGTCGGTATGTCCATGCGCGGGTAATGCCAGGCACTTCTTTAGCCCAGACGACATAGTCCCCGTCAGCCCCGCCCTGCGGCGTCCAGTAATACCGCTCAATGACGCGGGCGCGCCACGTTTCCAGCTCTTCAGTATCAAATCCGCCTGTCAGGGTGTCAGCCACACCGGAAGACGGCAGACCATTCACCGGCGTGACCAGGATTAATGCCGTACCGTCGTCAGCGTTACCGACCGCACCTGCACTTGAGCAGGCGATCGGCACGCGCAGGACACCACCGGAGCTGATTGCATCGTCAGTTGTCGTGTACTGCACCAGGTCATCGCGCTGAATAACACTCCCGGCAGTCACCTTCAGGCCATCGCTGACACCTTCCCAGCGCATATACCCGCTGGCAACCGTGGCTCCCTTGCGCGGACACCGTTTCATCGCAGCATGTCGCGCCAGCCAGGACTCATCGCACAGGTCAGGCAGAATGTTCATTGCCAGATAATCGATGTACCCGTAAACCGTATGCAGCGCCGCCGCATACACCTTTGCCCGCACGTCTTCATCCATGCGCCGGAGCGTGTCGCTGACGTCCAGCCTGGCGAATAAATCGTTACGGAGCATACTGATATTTTCTGCCAGCGTCGGGCGCTGAAATTCACTGTCCGCCATGCGTTATCGCACTCCACAGATCATCAAAAGAAATCATTACCGGTCCGTCACGACGCCAGAGAGTGATACTATTACCCAGTTCATTAATCCCGGTGCGGCGGATATCCAGATCAATACGGGACACCACGCCGTCATCAATCATCCATTGCAGGCATTCGCGGATATACCCCCTTACCGTCTGCACCAGCTGATTGGTCAGTTTGCTGCGCTGAAGCAGCCACAGTCGGGAGCCGTAACGGTCATTCTGTACCGCAGGCCAGGTATCCCCCCACCATCCCATCGGGACGTCGGCGTTGTCATCAGGCTCCGCCCGCCGCCAGGTAAACAGGGAAATCACCACGGCGCGGGTCAGCGGATCCAGCGGTGCGCTGGCGCAGGTGCGTTTACCGTTCACCGTCAGCCACAGTTCCATCATGCCTCCATCGCTTTATCAGGTTTGTCGGTGTTACTGCCCTGACCGTTCTCTCTGTGACGATGCCCGTTATAGGCAAGCCGCATCGCTGACATGGTGGTGCCGCTGGAGTCGCACAGGTCTTTCACCTGTCCTGTCACTTCCAGGTCCATTTCAAAACGTGCTTTAGGTGAATTGCGAAACGTGATCGTTTTACCTGCACCGTCCACCACGATCCCCTCCCGGGTCAGCGTCACGGACTGCCCCTGATCGTCATAGACCGCCACCTCACCCGTCTGCAGCCCTTTCAGGCGGTAGCGCCGATCCGACACCGTAACAACCACCGCATGAGAACGGTCGCCATCCGGAAACAACACCACCGCTTCCGCACCGCTGTTTGCCCTTGCGGTAAAACCGTAGGGTTCAAGATGTTCAACCCCGGCTTTGGGTTCACCGGCAATCAGGGACACATCCACGGTCTGACATTTCGTGGCGGCACTGATGCTTTTCACCACTGCCCGCCCAATCAGGCCGAGGAGTTGTCGCTGCATGGCTTCAATCGTCCTCATCAGAACGGGTCCTCCTGTACTCTGGCTTTTTTCTTTTTCCGCGCGCCGGGGGCTTCGGGTTCAGGCAGATAAGCATCAGGTGGGCCGACACGGATTTCCGTCAGGGTGCCGTTCTGGTCCTGAGTAAACGTGACTTCCGAGACAAGCAGTTCGGTATTGTCGAAACCACAGACCGGATCGAAGACAATCACCCGCTGGTTGGGTTGCCACAGCGTACCGTTACCCTGTCGCCAGCCCTGCACCACATAGGTGGTTTCATCCGTCCGCGCCGCCCGTTGCCGGGCTTCAAAGTCCGCACGGGCAATACAGCCTGCCCCCGTAGCCTGCCCTGTCTGCCTGATATACATCGGACGGTAACGGGCAATAAATGCGTCTTCTGTGCGGGCCCGCAGCGCGGTGGTGGTGGCCTCACCGAAATCATCGTCATTTCCGGCACGCTGCCCCGCCACCTGGTAAACTGAAAACCGCTCCCGGATACTCTTCTCCGTATCACAGGAAAGGATGTTTTCCCCAAGTACCAGCGCGGTATGTGCCCGCGTTGAGCCAATACCGCCAATCACCAGCCTGCCATGCGGGTCGTCGTAAGCCAGTGCCTGCTGCTGACCGAGTATTTTGTTGATCACCTCGATCACCGTTTCGCCGTGATCAGGCTGAACATCAGGAATAACACCCGACGGCGCACCGCTGTTCACCACCTCAATGCCGAAAGGCGCAGCAAGCGCCTGCGCAATCTGCACCAGCGAGCGTCCGTTAAACTGTGTCGGTTCGGCTGCACAGTCAATCAGGTCAGCCGTCAGACTACGTCCGGCAATACCGGTGCTGACCGAACGGGCATCGTAACGAACGGGAGTCGCCTCCACCCAGCCGGTGATCACCAGCTCATCACCAATCAGCACTTCCACTTTTGAACCGTTTTTAATGCGCGGCTGAAGCGTGGTGATACCCTCATCTCCCGGCCACTGGCGAGTGATCTCCACACTGAAATCCCGCGCCAGCCGTTCAATACCGGCACCGATGCGCACCGATGTCCAGCCATTCCACTCCCGGCCATTTACCCGTAGCGTGACATTGTCGTTCATTGCACTGGCACCTTCAGAGGGATCACCGGCACAAAGCCGGGATGCGTAATGGCATTACGCCGGATAATGTCCGCGTCACGCGCCGCGTTATCAAACCAGGTAGCCGCCAGCACCAGCGCGGGTAAAACCTCACCCGGTGTGCGCTGAATGATCCGTGCAGACTGTTCAAGGCGCGTGTTGATATCCGCATTCAGATCTGCTTTCACCCGGCGCAGCGCCAGAAACAGCGCATCACTGGTTGTACGGGACAACTCCTTATCAATTGCCGTATTCAGTGTGTCGCGAATGTCAGTCAGTTCTTCCCACGTCGGCAGGTCAACCGTGTTTTTCACCGCCGGTGCATTGTTTAGTGCCGGATGCGTGACGGAAGGCCAGCCAGTGCTCTGCGCGGTTGTTGTTGCCTGCCCCACTGCGGAATTCTGCATCACCGCGGAAGTTGTTGGCGCAGGCAATCGGGTGACGGCATACGCCGCTTCGCTGATTGCGGTCGTACGAAGGGTGCTGGCAACCACGTTACGCTGCTGCGTCGCCGTGGCGGTGGTTTTACTGTCCGTTTTCCAGACGCCGCGCGGTTGCAGATCGCTGCCGAGGCTGACACCGGAAAGCGTTTTGATCATGGTGACCAGGTCGCTAGCGTTACCATAAAGGCGTTTCCCGGTACGCCACATTTTCTGCACCTGCTCAACGAAATTTTTGCCTGACGATGGCGGCGGCAGAAGTACCGAGATATCCCCCTGCAACAGCCTGGCGGCATCCGATACGGCAGAATCCACCACTTTCATCGCATCAGAAACATACCCCAGCATTATGCTGGCATTACCGATAACGTCGTTCTGCACGAAATCCGCCACACCATCGATACTGAAACCGCTGAAGCTGTCACTGATGCAGTCATCCAGTGCAGAACAGGATGACATCAGCGTCTGCGCCGTCGCCGCACCTGATGTGGGGTAAGAGAGTTCTCCTGCTTCGACAAACTTCAGGTCAAAGCGGACAATACGCCCTTCACTTTTCGATGTGCTGACCCGAACTTCCCCGTCAACACAGACTTTCAGCTCACCATATGTCGGGTGGACAAGCGTGCCGGGACCGGGTTTATTCAGCGCTTCAATCAGGCGATCGCGCTGGTCAAAGCAGTCATCTCCCACCACATAAGCCGTGATGGACGGGCGGAAAGTGACTTTTCCCAGATCTTCGGTATAGGGTTTGTCGCGGTTCGGATATTCGTGTGTTTCCACACGACGGCCGGTTCCCGCACTTTCTTCTTCAACCTTAAACGGCACACCTCGAAATGACGCATCCTGAAGCCTGTCTTTCCACGTCATATACACTCCGAAAATAAAAAAGCCACCTATTAGAAAGTGGCCTTGTAATGAATTTTATTAATTAGCGAGTCAGAAACAACGAATCTTTATACTTTTGCTGTTGTTCATTTAAATACTTAGCTGTTTCATCGCTGGCAAATGGAAATATTACCGTATTTTTAGGCATGGTAATTTCTTTTTTGTCCAGCGTCAGAGTAAACATAGGAACATACTGAGCAGAGTAACGCACCGCAGAAACGAGCTCTAGTTTAGACTCTTCAATAACACTTAAATTATCCAGGCTAACTTTCTCTTCATCTTTTTTCTTTGACGCATTTAAAGTTTTTATTACTTTATTTAATTTCTCCTGAAAATCCTCCTTAAAGTTTTCAGGATTGCCGTCGACAACAAGAATCTGTTCACCCTGATTATCTGGAAAAATAATCTTTGCACTTATCAATTTATTTTCTTTATAAACATCACCAAGTTTTATGGCTCCTCCAGATAACTGAATAATATGTTCATCTTTAAAGGAGATGTTGCCAGAGATTATGAGAGATGAAAAAACAGCCGCTGCTCCAAGAATTACACTTGCTGTGATATAGCCTTTCATTTTTCGCCTATTAACATTTTTCTAAATGTGCATTAATTCTATCACTCTATTTATGACTTACAACCAGCAATACCTGTGAGGGGAATCCTGGCTACCAAAATCGGGTATAGCCAACATCGTGATTTATATCAATGCCACTGGAGCGTGTTTCCGTAACCCGCATACCTGGTGGCATATTTATAAATGATACCTTGATCTCACCATCAACTTTTGGCGCAGAAGCTTTGTTAATCATGAAGGGATTCGGGCCTGTGGCATCGGAGGCGTTGTTTGACTGAGCCAGATCTACCGCCGGATAAGGTGTGTATCCCCGCGCCGGTATTCCCGTCCCATAAGCATCATAAGCACCCGCGCCCCACTGCGCAGAGTTAATGGCATCGACCGTGTCACCGGAACTGTCGGTAAACCACTCAATAATTGGCTTCAGCTTATCCCACATATCCTGAAACCACTTAACAACCGGTCCCCAGTTATTGATCACCATCCCCAGCGGCGACCAGGCAAAAACCTTCTTCAGAAGTTCCCAGCCAGCCTCAAAATAAGGACCCATGGTTTCCCAGAGCTTCTTAAAATAAGGTCCGACAACATCCCAGTTAGTGATAATTAATCCCGCAGCCAGAGCAATCGCCGTCGCAATCATGCCAATCGGCGTCATCGACATAATCCTGCTGACAATACTGATGGCACTGCCCACGCCCATCAATCCCAGTTTCAGAATCGCAAGACCGGCAGCAAGCCCGACGACGCCGCGAATAACCCGGGGATTTTCATCCGCAAACTTCGTGAATTTCTCCCCCAACTCCCCCAGCCACTGCGTGATATTTTTGGCGTCACCAGAAAATGCGCCGCCAATAGCTGCAAGACCGTTAGTTGCGGTCCCCGTCATTGCCTCCCACAGGTTGGACAGCGTACCAAGCTGAGCCTGAACACGTTTATTCAGGCTGGCCTGTTTATTCATCTTCTGCTGGATCTGATCGTAGCCATCCTTTCCTTTATCGATTAGTGCATTGACCACCTGAAGGGTTTCGGCATCATCACCAAATATTGCCTTAAGTACGCCTGTTCGCTTAACGTCGGTCAGTTTTCGCAGCTTTGCCAGTTGCCTGAACATGTTATCAAGACCGCCAAAACTCCCTTTGCCGTCAGTAAAATCGAGCTGTACCCCGAGTTTCTGGCGGGCCATGATTTTATTGACGTCCCTGATTTTCTTAACGCTTAATCCGGACTGGATAACTTTTCGCAGGGCGTTACCTGCCGACTCCCCGTTCATCCCCATCTGATCCATCATGACGCTGATGGGGGCAAGGCTCTGTGCAGCCTGAAGACCGTCCTTGTTCACCATCTTCAGAACAGAGCTGGTTTTAGTGAAGAAGGACAACATGTTGGTATCGTCAACGCCCAGATAAAACGCCTTCTGGATAGTGTCGAACAGCCCCATCATGTCTTTTGACGCCGTTCCGGTAGCATCCTGCATCTTTGCGGCAAACTCGGCAGCCGCTTCCGGTGTTTTTTTCAGTTGTACCGCAAGATAAGCTGTCGCTTTACCCACACCGCCAAGAATGTTTTCTGCCGGGATCCCCTGACGCACCAGCATCTGCATCATGTTCTGGAAATCAGCCGTTGTACCGGGTAGCTGATTACCCAGGCCAATAGCCAGTTTATTGATGTCCTGAAAGCTCTTTCCAACCTCGCCGTTCGCATCCATCATGGCGACTTTCAGCCCGGTGGCGGCGTTTTCCTGATCGGCATAAGATTTCAGGGAAAGCGTCAGACCCGCTGCCAGTCCGCCACCAAGCGCCAGCCCACCCTGTGACGCTTCTTCCGCCTGGCGTTTAAATCCCCGGATTTTCTTTTGCATTTTCGACAGCGCGGGAGAAAGCCTGTCGACACCGGTGATCAACGCCTTAAGCTCAAATTCCGCCATGTGCGCGTTTCTCCTGCTCTATCCTGTTTGCCTGACTGACCAGCAAGGGAATTTCACTGATCGGCATATTCAGCAATTCGAAGGGATTAATGCGCCAGTAGCTGGCGCAGTCAAAGAAGCGATCAGTGAGGTATTCAGCCGTCAGGCCTGGAGGAAAAAACCAGCCACAAGCCACGCCGCTGCATTCAGGTCTGCCGGAGACATCTGGTCGACAGAGCTTTGCGGCACTTTCGCCAGCCGCACAATGTATTTCGATACAACATGCGCCAGAAGTCTGACGGACTCATCCTGATTCATCTGGTAGGGATACCCCAGCTCGCGGACATCTTTCCCGGTGGGCTCATCAAACTCCAGTACGGAGAGTGTCTCGCCATGAGCGGTAATCGGTTTCTTTAACTCAAGCTCTTTCATTACTGGTAATCCCCTTCTTCACCGTGGAACTCAAGATCAACCGTGCCTTCTTCGGCATTATGGTTCGCTTCGCCGTGCAGCCAGGCTGACGACAATACATAGACCTGACCGTTCGCCAGCTCAGCAGTGATGGTCATCTCATCAGACGAGGTGATTTTGCTCACCGGAAAATTCTTCGGCACCTTGAAGGTCCCTTTGACATAAGGCGCACGGTGAGTTTCCTTGCGGTCCACTGAACCGTCCAGGCCGATGATGTCATCATTGACCGTCCTGTTCATGGGCACCTCAATGCCGCCGGTCAGCGATAGCTGCTGACCGTCAATTTTGAAATAACAGGTTCCCCCGATACGGGCCATTATGCAGACTCCTCTGAATACTGAAGACGGAACTGGTTAACCACGGCAAAAACACGCAACTGGTTAACATAGTCAGGCGGGAACAGCGTGTTCAGGCGGTTCGGATCGCTGGCATCACGCTCCACAACCAGGTACTGCTTAAACAGTTCGTAGTTTTCCACGATCCCCGCACGCTCAAGCTGACGGTAGGTTGCCAGCAGTTCCCCTTTGATTACCGCCGGGGTGACAATCGCCTGACCGGGACCAAAGCGGGTACCGTCGCTGGCAAGCTTGTGACGCCCGTACTTACTGGTAATGACGGATTTCAGTTTGCGCAGTACATACGCACTGGTATGCAGCGTCTCGCTGTCGAGGTAGCTGTTATCCGCAACCCCGTAAGAATTTTTCCTGTACGTGGTGACATCACGCTGAATGCGCAGCACCCCGCTTTCGACATACGCCGTTGCCACGCCATGAGACAACAGGGTCTGCTGCTCGGTCATCGTGAACCGTTTCCCCTTCGGCGCAGGCAGCATACCCACCAGCTCACCGGTCTGCGTGGGACGTGCCGGATCGTTGCGGATAAACACCGCTGCGCGGGCGGTACGGCTTGCCGCCAGCTCGTCGGCAGGCGTCTGGGTCTCTTTTTCGTACCCCGCCAGGGTAATGTGCTGCTGGTTAAACTGGTCACCAGCGGTCACCAGTTCTGACAGCGTGCCGATCTTTGCCGTATACACATGACCGTACAGCTGACGCGCATAGCTCCAGCGACCGCTGGTATCGTTCATCTCGGTCACCAGCGTGTTAACGGAGGCCGTGTCGTTGAACGGCAGGCCGATATAATCAAACGGCTCATCCGCCATTGCAGCCACCGCGCCGGTGAGAACCGGAGCACCCGTTCCGGCGGTACCCGTCGCCACGGCAATCTGTACGCCCGCTGGCAGCACTTCGCCCCCACCAAAGCCGTAGTAATTGAGGCTGACAGGAATTTCATTCCCGCAAAGCCCCTTATGACGCGCGGTCAGTGTGACCACGCCTGCCGAAGATGAAGCCGTAAACGGCAGGGTCGGAACGGCATTGATGGCATCCTGGATACTGCTGGCAATCATCGTGACGTTATCGCCGTTAGTCACCGGTGCCTGCACGCGGGTACGTCCCACATACACATTCACCGTGCCGGTTTCGGTTGCCGCCCCGGTCACCGTCAGCGTAACCGTTGCCGCCGCGCCTGTGGATTCAGGAACGGCAATCACATACAGCTCGCCAAACGGGTCAGTCTGGCGATAAGCCTCGACCATACGCGCCAGCTGACTTCCCGCACCACAAATCTGGCGTGCATAGTCTGCCGACGACATCAGTACCAGACTGTTGGCAACAATCTCTGCACCGTTATTGGCATGACCAATCAGCAGCGATGCTCCGCTGTCCTGTGCAGTATTCGCCGCCTGGTTATCCATTTCCGCATAAAACAGCGGAACCAGCGTATTCGACGGAATGGTGTTAAAGCTTATCGTCATCGGTGTTCACCTTTTTATTCACGCGCCGGATATCACCCGCTGCTTCACGGCGCAGCCAGTAGTTGTTCTCGTCAACATTTCGCCCTTCGACGGGCAAAAGGTCACCGCGGGCAGGGTCAGGCACTGACCGCCCTTTAACAGGTTTCACAAACATGAAGATTCTCAGGAAGGAAGGGTTATTTCGGTGTGATGTTCGATATCGCCGTCAGGCCCGTTACCGGGCTCGAGATAATCAACATCAATCGCCAGCGTTTGCAGTTCATCCAGACTGTTCAGATCATCCTGCTGGCGGGTATCGTCTTCGGTCAGCTCGCTGATGACCGAAAAATCGAACTGATAAATCAGCTCATGACGATTCAGATCCAGCAGCGTGCCGCCGTCATAGGTAATCGGGTTACCGCACGCTTCCGGGTTCCAGCCCAGCAGAGCCTTAAAGAGCATCTGCCGGACATCGTCCACCACATCATACGAGGCAAACTGACCGCGCTCATCACGCCCGTTACTCAGTATGACAACCACGGAGAAGCCCTCTTTCAGCTCCTGCCAGTAGTCGGTCTGGCTTTTGTTTTCTCCCGGAGAATCATCACCCGGTACAACATATGCCGCCGGGAGTTTCAGCTTTCCGACCTCCGGCAGATTTTTGAACTGGGCCGCGCCTGCCACCCGGTTTTCAAAATACGGGCAGCGGGCACGCAGCGCAGCAATAACAGGCGTCAGTTTCATCTGTGTCGTCGCTCCGGCTTCAGTGATTTACGCAATTCCCGCGCCAGAAAATAGCGTGTCCAGCTGCGGTTCTTTTCAAGAGTTTCCACCATGAAGTTATTACGTGGAGCCAGTCGCCAGCCGCTGCCACCGGATGCACCACGATGATGACTACGACGACGTTTTGCTCCTCCCCGGACACCAAAAAACAGAAACGCCGGATAGAAGTCACCAGAGATCATCCGGTTCCCCTTCCCGTTGCGCTGGTTAGGGGCAATGCGTGTCATAAAACCGGCTCGCTTTTTACTGGCTCTCGGCACCATATAACCAATCGAACGAGCCAGGCGTCCGGTCTGATAACCGGGGTTTTCACCCGGTGCCGACCGCGCACGGCGCATCACCAGCCGACGGGCATCACGCATATGACGCTGCCCAATCGTGACAAACGCCCGCCGGACACGGGCGCGGTTAAAGCGCATCTCGGCGGGCTGCTGAACATCAACGTGAAAAAAGGGAGTCGTCATTGTTGCCTCCGTGACTCTGCCTACATTCGCCCAGCTCCGTACACTCCAGCAGCAGAAAGCGCCGCGCCCCGTTCAGATCGCGCTGACGTTTCACCCGGTACACACTGTCACCGCAGACCACCTCATAATCAGCGGTGATCCCCCGGCGGTAACGAATGGTGATGTAATGGGTGATGGCGTCCCCGGTCTGCGCGGTTTCCTGCCAGGTGGTGGCACTGGTCTGGATAACCTTCGCCCATGTCCGGAACGTAACCGGGTATTGAGGCTCCACGCCAAAGTTATCCGCGGGCATATCCACCCGCTGGCGGATCAGGACGCGTTTATTCAGTTCACCGGGGTCCGGCAGAATGTAGGTTGCGCTGGTCCGCGCCTGACGAATTTTCATTGCGGAAAGTACCTGTACGGGCCGACAAGCCAGCCAAAACTCTGCGGCATGTCGAGTTTCTCCACTTCCGTAACCGACGAGCGGTTTTCGTAAAAATGGCTGATAAGCATCAGCATCCCCAGACGAATATCATCCGGCAGGTGCAGCCCGTCCGGATCGCTGTCCGGAATGGTTTCATCCGGTGCATAGAGCTTCCGGTTCAGATACGTTTCCGTCCGCTTTTGCGCCGCACAGGCCAGCAGTTGCAGATGGCGGTCATCAGCATCGAAATCCTCATCCAGCCGGAGTTGGGCTTTAATCTCTTCCATTGTCAGAAGCATACTCAGCCCTCTTTACTGGTCGTGGCTTTTTTCTCTTTTGTCGCTTTACTGCTTTTTGCACTGGTTCCGCGCTCTGCTAACCCGGCCTGAAGTGCAATCTCCTGCACCCGGGCAGGAAGCGCCCCGTCGTCATACTCACCGGCCCGAATGACCTCAACACGCATACCGTCCGGTGACCATTTCAGATCTTGTTTCAGGATCATGATTCTTCACCCGTCAGAACAGGGGGCGCGGTTCCGCGCCCCTGAGTGATTACGCCGCTGCAATCTTCAGCAGTTTGATGGCCTGCGAATCGACCAGCATCCCGCCGGTGCGCTTGGTGGTATAAAAACCGACAAACGGTTTATTGGTGTACGGGTCACGCAGAATGCGGGTGCCGATACGGTCAACGATGGTGTAACCCCGTTTGAAGTTACCAAATGCAATGGCTTTCGCATCAGCGGCGATATCCGGCATCTGTTCGTTTTCAGCGATACCGTAACCCGCCAGAGAGGACGGCTGCCCCAGTTCCAGCCCCGGACGCCACAGATAGTTACCCTCGGTGTCTTTCAGCAGACGGATGGCAAACAGGCTGTTGTTGTTCATCATGAACTTCGCGCCGGTGCGGTGTGCCTTACGCAGCGTGTAAATCAGTTTGATAATGGCGTCTGCGGTCACCGCAGTCGCGTCGCCGGATACAATATGCTGAAGTTTGCCGAACGCCCGGACCTTATCGGTTTCATCCGTGGATTCATACGCCAGGAACCCTTTCGGCTTCTTGGTACCATCGCCGGTGGTAAAGGCAATTTCTTCCTGTTCGGCAAATTCGGTTGCCAGCTCGCTGTTGATCCATGCTTCCACGTTGAAAAAGGCATCATCCAGCATTTTCTGGGTGGCCTGCGGGTTACCGTAGATTTCCCCCATGAGAGGTTCAATCAGCTCCAGTCTGGAGGTGGCAGTCTGGGATCGCGTATCCGTTTCCCCCACCCATCCGGAAGCCGTACCGCCCAGATTCACCAGTTTTTTGTAGTCGGAACCGCCAACGGTGATCACCGTGGCTTCCTGACGCATCACCACTTCATCTTTCAGCAGGTTAAGAATGTTGCGATCCAGTTCTTCCGGCACGGCGTAGCCACCGTCTTCATCGGTACCCACCTGCAATGCCTTACGCTCCAGATCGCGCAGACCGTCTTCACGGCCTTTACGCAGGAAGCCCACAAACGCCTCTTTATGCTCGGTGGCCAGTTTATTTTGCGCTCCACCTGCCGGACGTTTCAGCTCAAGCAGCTCTTTTTCAAGGTCGCTTTTGAGATTTTCCAGCTCGTTGAGTTTCCCGTTCAGGGTTTCCACCTGCCCGGCAAGCTTGCCTTTTTCCTGCTCAATCGCATCCACGCGCTTGTCGTTCTTTGCTTTGAAGTCGTCAAACTTCTGCTGCAGCTCCTGCGCGACCTGTTCGACATCTTTAATATCAACCGCCATCGTATTTCTCCTGATTAGAAGTTCAGATTTTTCAGTGCATTCAGTGCAGAGCCCACATCCTCAGCGTCGCGCAGGGACAGTGCGCCATAGCCCCCGGCCATGAATGCTTTGGCCTGGGTACGGGAGAGTCCGACATCACGCAGGACTCTTTCGATTTTTTTCTGTTCGGGGATTTCCCCGCGGGCCAGTGCGTTCTTGACGTCGCTGATCCGCGCCTCGTCGTTAGACGGGAACGTCACCAGGCTGACTTCCCAGAGGTCGATTTCTTTCAGCAGAAAGGCTTCTTTCGTCCGGTCGTATTCCCAGTCCTTCAGGACGTACCCAATAGAAAGGCCGGTTAACGAACCGGCCTTCATGTGTGCATGTGCGCGTTTTGCCAGGGGATCATCATCAATGAGCAACCGCCCCCTGACGTAAAGCCCGACATCGTCTTCCTTCATTTCGGTGTAAACACCGATGGGCTCATCCATGCGGTGCTGCCAGAGCAGCGCAGGTAACGCTTTTCTGTCACTCCACGCCCGCAGGGAAGCGGCAAATGCCCCTGACATCACCACATCATCGTGGCTGTCCTTTACACCAAAGACGGAGCCATACCCTTCAAACTCACCGGAGTCACTGACAGATTTCAGACTCAGCGGTACATCAAGACGTTGTTTCGTCTGCATTGGCGTTATCCTTCTGCTTACCGGCTTTACTGCCATCGGAGGGTTTCGTGGTCATGTTCATCGGTGTGAGATAGACATCACCACCGGGACGCGGATTCATATCTTCCAGGTCGCGGCAGTCATTGGGAGAGTAAATTCCCCAATTGATCCCGGTAGCGTAGGCTTCAAAACGGGACTTCATATCCCCGCGCAGTAAGGCCCCGGCGTTAAATTTGGCGTAATAAACGCCCTGCTTACTTTTTCGTACCAGTCCGGTGTTGATCCGCTGCTCAATGCGGGTCAGATACGGCACCAGTGAATAGTTGATAAATCCCAGCCCCAGCTCTTCGATATTGTTGAAGGTGGCGCGATCGGTGTTCTGCACCATGTGCAATGGCACACGGAACAGACGACAGATTTCTTCAAGCTGAAACTTGCGGGTTTCCAGGAACTGGCTGTCCTCGGCGTTCAGCGCCATCGACTTCCAGTCCAGCCCCATCTCAAGGATCATCGGGCGGTGAGCATTGCCAAGCCCGGTGTGACGCTCCTCAAAATCTTTCTTCAGGCGCTCATAAGCCTGATCTGACAGCGTCTGCTCTGTACGCAACACACCCGACGTCACCGCGCCATTGCTGAACAGTCTGGCCCCGTGCTCTTCGGTCGCTGCCGCCAGCGATATTGCCTCGCGGGCATAGGCGATGGGATTCAGCCCCACCAGTCCGTCCAGCGTCAGCGTGCGCACATGCCAGATATCTTCCTGGCTCAGTACATCCGTGGAGCCATCCGGGAATGTGACCTGATAGACCGGCTCCCAGCTACTGTTAAGCTTCGGTACCACACAGCCGGGATCGACGGGCAGCAGTTCAGCCACTTCGCCAAATGCTTTCACTTTGTAGGCGTAAAAGTTTCCCCGCAGGCACAGACAGGTGACCACCAGCTCCCAGAACTCCTGCGGCGTCATATAGCCATTGGGATGCGTGGAGATCAGCTTATGCAGACGTTCGCCAGTGGCTCTCTGCTTCAGGCTGCCGTTCAGGTGATACAGGTTGCAGGGCAACATCCCGACCGACTCCGCCAGCACCCTGACACAGGAAAAAACCGCCGTCAGTCGCATGGCCCGCTGGCTGCTGATCTGCTTTCCGGTATAGGTGTCGTAGGACAACCCGATAGCATCCGCCAGCTCTGCTGGCGTGGTCACCGGTGCGTCACTTTTTCGTTGAAATAATCCCGAAAAGAACACTATTTACCTCCGCCGACAGACGACTGTGTACGGTCGAGATATCGCGCCACCAGCCACGACCAGAACAGGCACAACGCCCCGGCAACAACAAACCCCGCCGGGGGATAAATCAGCCAGGCACCATACGCCAGCAAAAGCCCCCCCAGCACGCCCACCAGAGGCGCGAGAATCAGCATGATCATAATTACCTCAGTTAAAGCGAGCGGATCCCGTAGGACTCAATGTGGTCGGACAGAGTGTCTTCTTTCTCATACAGCATGGCTCTGCCAACCGCCATAATCAGCGCAACTGCACCATCGATTTTGTTTTCCGCCTGCTCTTTGACGGGCTTCACCACATCATCGTTACCCGGAATGGTTTTGCCGACCACGTTGCCGATACACCAGGTCATGATGGGATTGCCATCATGATGAAAGCGCCCCGATTCAATTGCCGCTTCCAGCTCTTTCATCGGGTCGGACATGTTGGTGTAGTTCTGAATGATGGTGATGGGATTCAGGTCTTCATCAGCAAGGTCATGTGACAGCCCGGTCGCCCCGAAGGGGTCGATGGGTGACTCGCTGACCGGGCTGATTTTGTTCGCCGCTTTGGCCTCTTCGAGGATGTAGCGATAATCCACCTCTGCACCATCGGTAACGGTCAGGACGCCCATTTCCACCCATTTCTGAAAGCGTTCGGCTGTCCGGCGATCTTCATTTTTCTCGACGCTGTACACCGTGTCATACGGTACCCAGAAACGCGGGGCCACACTGTAGTAATGCGTTTTACCGTCAATCTCGCGGGTATAAAGTCGCGCCATGCTGTTCATATCCAGCTTACGGGCCAGGTCAAAGGCCAGAATGCACGGCTGCCCCTCGAACTGCTCAAGGGTCAGTGATTTATCCTCGCAGCTCTGCCAGCTCACCAGGTTGAAATACGCCGAACGCGCCGACACCCAGATATTGAGGTGTTTTGTTTTAAAGACGTTTGCCAGACGGGCGTTATTTTTCGCACGCTGCTGCTGACTTAACAAAAATTCGCGATAAACCGACACGCCAATATTCGGGTTAGCTTTTTCCAGCACCTGCGGGTCGGTCCAGTCATCGCCTTCGTCAACGGTATAGATGATCCCGAACAGTTCATCGTTGGGTACCGACCCGTTGAGCATCTCGATAACTTCCCGTCGCTTGTCGTAGCACGGCCCCTCAATGTTGTACCCGGCGGTGGTGATGGCCCACATCAGTGGCTGACGTCGCGCCCCCATCCCGGTAAGCATTGTGGTATAAAGCGCATCGGTGGCATGCTCGTGATATTCATCCACCACCGCACAGTGGGGTGATGAACCATCACCGGGGTTACCGATCAGCGGTTCAAACCGCGCGCCATCCTCCGGACGATTCATGTTTGAGGCGTTAACCTCAATCCCGAACGCTTCCGTCAGCATGGGTGTGCGTTTACACATCAGTCGCGCCGGGCGAAAGACTTCCCACGCCTGTTTCTCTGTCGTGGCACCGGAATACACTTCCGCGCCAAACTCGTTATCACAGGCAAAACAATACAGGGCAACACCGGCAGAGATTGCCGATTTGCCGTTCTTACGGGGGATTTCGGTATACACCTCCCGGAAGCGGCGCAGCCGGGACCCTTTATTGACCCAGCCAAACGCACAGCAGACCACAAATAGCTGCCACGGCTCCAGCGTGATGGGCATCCTCTTGAATGCCCACTCACCCTTGGTGTGCGGCAACAGCTGAATAAATTTGGCGGCCCGTTCAGCCAGGTCCTTGTCGAAGCGGTAACGAAACGACTTACTTTTTTCCGCCATCAGGTCATCAAGATGGCGCTGGCAGGCCTGAATCACAAACTGGCAGGCCACAATCTTTCCGCGCACAACATCACGGGCATACTGATTGGCAGCATTTACGTTGGGGTAAGATTTCCGGCTCATGATTCGATGATTTTCAGAAACGGGTTAGTGGCTTTCTTCTGCCCCGCCAGGCCAATCAGACGCTGGCGGCTGCTGGGGTCGAGTCCGAGCATTGCCCCCGTGCTGCTCATCTCGGACTCCTGTTCTTTTTTGGCGGTCAGCTCCGGATTTTTGACCCTGCCGCCCATTGCACCGGTGATGGTGTTGCCCTGTATGGCAATATTTTTCACGGCACGTCGCCAGAACTCATAGGCCACGCACCACCGCTCAAGCACCGCGAGGTCAGTCACGCACAACAGGCCCTGACCGCAGAGTTCTTTGGTTGTCAGTTGCCACATGATCGTGGCGAGAGGGAGATTTTCTTCTGCGAACCACTCCGGTGGCTCAACACCTTTGATGGGCGTAAAAACAGGTTCATCTTTATTCAGGGCTCGCTTGCCGGGGTTTCCGGCCAGCGCCTTGCGCGCCGTTGGCTTGGGGCGACGCCCGGAACGCCCCGCCGTTCCAGCCATATGCGGCACTCCTGGTTAAATTTCATTTTTCGCGGGTATAAAAAAACGATGGGGCGGGCAGTCCGGAAGACGTCAGGCCGCAGGGATTTGACCCGCCCCTCCCCTCAGGCAGTTGAGAATTATTATCACTTCAACCGTTCACGGGCCGTCTTCGCCTTATGACACGGCCAGCACAGGCTCTGCAGATTACTGTCGGCATCAGAGCCGCCATGCGCTTTAGGGATGATGTGATCAACGGTTTTCGCTTCACGCACCACACCGGCACGCAGGCACAACTGGCACAGTCCTTTGTCACGCTTCAACACACGCACGCGGATAACATCCCACTTCGAACCATAACCGCGCTGATGACGGGATTGTCCTGGCTTGTATTGCTTCCAGCCTTCGCTTTTGTGGCTTTCACAATAGCCTGACGGGTCTGTGGTGGTATGGCGGCAGCCACGAACACGGCAGGCTTTTGGGATTCGTGATGGCATATGTACTCCAATGAAGAAGCCACCGACATAGCCTCCTCCATTCATCGTGAAACTATTTTCATCTACCCAGTAATGAATTCTTTGTAGAGTTGTGATCAATACAACTCACTAATGGAGAGGCTTGTCCAACACGTTGGACAAGTTTCCTGTTTGATTTACTGGACACTATAGAAGGACAGAATGCCTTCATCACTCGAATAACATCAATTAAGGAGGTTCAACATGTTTCATTCCACAAATCATCAGGCTGTAATTATGGCTGCATCAGCTTGTACCACAGACCTTTTCCGCTTCACTTTGAGCCTGATTCATTTCTACCTGACCGGCTCGCCTCTATCTTTTTAATCCCCGCTTTATCCAAATTGCATTGCCAGAATGCCGACAACAGACTGACATTCAAATCCTGACTACCTCCAATAGTCTGACCGTACACCTATATAGTTTTAATTTTCATCAATCCATTTAACTATCGTTTAATTGTTGTCACATAGGATTCTGCCGTTTTTAACAATGCAGGATAATAAGATGAAAAAAATGTTGTTTTCTGCCGCTCTGGCAATGCTTATTACAGGATGTGCTCAACAGACGTTTACTGTTGGAAACAAACCGACAGCAGTAACACCAAAGGAAACCATCACCCATCATTTCTTCGTTTCGGGAATTGGACAGGAGAAAACTGTTGATGCAGCCAAAATTTGTGGCGGCGCAGAAAATGTGGTTAAAACAGAAACCCAGCAAACATTCGTAAATGGATTGCTCGGTTTTATTACTTTAGGCATTTATACTCCGCTGGAAGCGCGGGTGTATTGCTCACAATAATTGCATGAGTTGCCCATCGATATGGGCAGCGCTATCTGCACTGCTCATTAATATACTTCTGGGTTCCTTCCAGTTGTTTTTGCATAGTGATCAGCCTCTCTCTGAGGGTGAAATAATCCCGTTCAGCGGTGTCTGCCAGTCGGGGGGAGGCTGCATTATCCACGCCGGAGGCGGTGGTGGCTTCACGCACTGACTGACAGACTGCTTTGATGTGCAACCGACGACGACCAGCGGCAACATCATCACGCAGAGCATCATTTTCAGCTTTCGCATCAGCTAACTCCTTCGTGTATTTTGCATCGAGCGCAGCAACATCACGCTGACGCATCTGCATGTCAGTAATTGTCGAGTTCGCCAGCTTCAGTTCTCTGGCATTTTTGTCGCGCTGGGCTTTGTAGGTAATGGCGTTATCGCGGTAATGATTAACAGCCCATGACAAGCAAACGATGATGCAGATAACCAGAGCGGAAATAATCGCGGTTACTCTGCTCATACCTCAATCTCTCTGACCGTTCCGCCTGCTTCTTTGAATTTTGCAATCAGGCTGTCAGCCTTATGCTCGAACTGACCATAACCAGCGCCCGGCAGTGAAGCCCAGATATTGCTGCAACGGTCAATTGCCTGACGAATATCACCGCGATCAATCATCGGTAAAGCGCCACGCTCCTTAATCTGCTGCAATGCCACAGCATCCTGGCTTTTCGGAGAGAAGTCTTTCAGGCCAAGCTGCTTACGATAGGAATCCCACCAACGGGAAAGAAGCTGGTAGCGCCCGGCTGCTGTTGATTTGAGTTTTGGGTTTAGCGTGACAAGTTTGCGAGGGTGATCGGAGTAATCAGTAAATAGCTCTCCGCCTACAATGACGTCATAACCATGATTTCTGGTTTTCTGCCGTCCGTTATCCGTTCCTTCTGACCATGCCACCATATCGAGGAAAGCCTTACGCTGAGGATTAAGATTTTGCATTTTTCACCCCTGTCAGTCGTTCCCAGAAGTACGTCAGTGCAACCGAACCCATCGCACCACTAATCCCCGCTGTCGCGAGAATCATGTAAATACTGAATCCACTTTCGATGCTGATCAGGCCACCAATAACACCGGTGAATCCTGATACCACTATCTGAGCCAGAGCATTTATCCAACTCCACGTTGCTTTACTCTGCTTCACATCTATCAGGTAGCGGACTAGACCGCCCCAACCTGCGATGATCAGCAAAACGAGCCAGAACGCTCCGGCAAGGCTCTCTTTTTCGTGCATATGAATAGCCAATGTTTCGCCGCCGACAAAAGGCCGGGACGTTAAATGTCAGAAATCAGGCTCACGGGGTAATTTAACGACAAAGCACGGAGTTGATGCTCCCCGCAAGCCTGGAATAAAAAAGCCAGCATGTAGCTGGCAACAGAGGGTTAAGCAATATCAACTCAACAGTTGAAGACACCCTGGCTGGGGTAGGTTGGAAGGCTACTCACCGTCCAGAAACAGAAAAGCCCAAAGTTTTAAACCTCGGGCTTGAATTTGGATTACTGCCAGTGCGTACAACATTGGCAAAATATCAGATTTACACGAAATATATGCTTTTTAATCCAGTTTTGCAATACTTTGCTGTGAAAATGTCGTCTTTTGTTTTGAACGTGTTTTCGTTAAAAGCAATAAAGCTTGGCTATCAAGCTGTAGAAAAATGTGCTTCATTGCAACCCAGCGTTCAGTAAATGTCTCAGACCAGTTTTTTGATGTCACTCCCACCAGTGATGCCAGCTCCTGGTATTCATAGGTCTTACGCCCTGCCAGCTCGTTCTTCACATCCTGTGCCGCCAGCCAGATCAACTTCTTTAAGCGTTCCAGTGTCTTACTGGCAATTTTTCTTTTACCTAACAGAGACTTAAACTCGTTCCATGCCCACTGCGTTATGGCAACCTGATGCTCCCAGCGAACACTTTCGCTGTAACTCCACAGCAACCACGCTTTCTGGTGTTCTTCGAGAGACAGAACCGCGCGGCGCCATGAAGATGTTGAGAACTCAACCTGGCTGACCAGTGCAATGGATGAACCTTTTGCGTACGACTGCTTACCGAAAATCGGCGGATTATCCAGCGTAATCATCCTGCCAGTTACCTCATCCAGAATGCGCGGCTTCTTTCGTTTGTATGTACCAGTATCAAATTGAGCATGCTCCAGCCAGGCTTCAAGCTGGCCTTTCGTTACTCCGCTCAAATCAGCGGTAGCCACCATGAGTTGCTCGCGAACATACTGTAAATATTGGATATTCATGCGGCAGCTCCTTTCAGTGTTTTGGCGTAATTCTTCAGTATTCGGTAATCGGTCAAAACAGAACCGGGAAAACGATATAAGCGCAGGCGCACCCAGCGGCGGCGAAGACGTTCTGCCATATAAGACTCAAACATCATTCATCTCCCAGTTCAGTGATGGTCAGTTCCAGCTTCCCACCTTTGGTAACGGGCATCTTCACAACACGGTAATCAACGACCTGAGCATCATCCAGCCAGAAACCTGCTTTGGTGAGTGCGTCAAAAGCGGCTTTTTGCAGATTATCCAGGTCACGGCGACGGCGATCCGGCATGTGGCACTCAATACGGATTTTCACTGGCATAGCCAGGCCGATATCCAGCATTGCGTTTTTAATGATTCGGGCGACGTTATCGCGGTATGCCTGCCCCTCTGCGCTGATGTGCGTGCGCCCGCGATTATGGCGGTAATAGCGATTATTGCTCGGAGGCCAGGGTAATGTGATGCTGTAAGTATTCACGCCTTAATAACCCCCTCTTTCAGCCAGATAACCAGCGTTCTCGCCATACCTTCCAGCGCGCATTCTTTTGCATATCCAGCGTCAACAAAATGCGTGCGACGGTCGATCTCATCGTGACAGGCAGAACATGCAATGGTGGCAATCAGGTCTGGCGGTTTGGTACCGGTACCGCACAATCCAGCCAGCCGGATATGTGCCAGTACAGACGTTTCAGAATTGCCATTACATACGCCAGGGATTCTTACCTGGCATTCCCGACCACGCGCTGCTTTTCTCAAATCAGCCATGATTCCTCCTTGCTGCCAGTCGCAACCATTTTTTATCAACCAGGCTGGCGGTATATCCGAGCAGAGTTGGTATTTCGGATGGCTTCAGCTCAGGTTTACGCTTACGACGATTTGGTACTTTGTAGATGTGTCCGTTCATGACACGAATAAGCGGTGTAGCCATTACGCCTCCTGCTTGTCGCGCAGCAGCTGGAACTCGCAGCTCTGTGGAATAGTCAGGTGGCAACCAATATTCATCGCCCAGGCTTCAACCTTACACAGGAAGACATACATCTCTCCGGTATCAAGATCGGAGGTATGGCGTAACGACTGGATAGTGGTGATATCACCGGTTACGACATCAACCAGGTCTTTGGTTTCATAACCGAGATATGTGTGTTTGAGAGCATCTTTTACCCAAGCTGGAGTGGCGAACGTTTTACCCCTGCTGATGAGGTATTCACTGATTTCGCTGTACCACATGTGGCTGAGTGCATTCTGGGAAAGACTGCGTCTCTCGCGCCACGGTTTAAGCACCATGCGAAAGCATTTGCCGTCCTCCAGATAAGGCTGGATCTGCCGACCGATAGCGGTGAAGTTACCGCGATGCAATTTGATACCATCTTGTGGGAGGTTCACGCTTCACCTCCGCAGAGATCAAACGTTGGATGCAAGATATCGCAGGTGCATTTCTGCATCTGTGACTGGTTGAAAGGCGTTCTGATTGTCGTTTGCACTTTGAGTCCCCTCAAAGCGCAGAAGTCACCGGAGTTGTTCAGGCTCCGATGACATAATTATGGCGAGTTGATTATGATGAATCAATAGGTTCTTATGTCAAATGAACACTAGATCCAAAGGAGGGTAACAATTATCATAGCCAATGAGATTAATCTCATTTTTAATAAGGAAATTTCATGAAATATTTCTCAACTGGTTTTTATGTTTCAAACTCCACATCTCTAGCTGAGATCTTTAATGAATGTTTTTCTTGGGTAAACGACTCACCACATACAACTTTTATTCCAGCACAATTAGTATGTGATTATAAAAGCGAGGAGTACTTCATAGAGTCTAAAAATGAAAGAATTGATATAATAACTTATAAAAACAAAGATACTAGTTTAGGCTGTTTTAGGTATTCGAAAATATCTGAGCCACACAAATGGATAACAGATATTTCAATTAATAAAAATCTCAAAACTGATACCATGTGGATTCAGGTGGAATCTAGCGTTGTAAGCCAAGATGCAGCTTATCTAGCCCCGCAACCTAAGAAACCATTAGTTGTTATGAGATTGATTGATAAATTTCCTGGTGGTCTTGATGATATTTTCAAGGTGTCAGTCGAACCTCATTCCTTAGATGATACTGATGAACATTTAAATATAGCAGCTAAAGTTATAAATGGTGAAACTGACAACAGACTACCAATAATATACGTTAGCTCCAAGTATTTTTTTAATGAACATGCTCACAATATCATCCCAGAACGCCTTGCAAGAAAGGTATGCGGATTAGCACATGTATTAATTGAGCCTAGCAATAGACTATTTTCTATTAAGCTAAAAAATGAGACAAATGCTAAAAATGCCTATGCTGGTGCTGTTGGTATCTATTGGCCACGGGGTCAAAATAC